CGATGCTACAATTGATATCGAAGAAAAGAAAGATGAAGCTGTAATTGAACAGCAAGAAACAACGGAACAAGGAACAGATAAAACATTTGAAAATGAACGAGAAACAAAGTTAGAAGAAAAAGAAACAAAGGATGACGATAAATTAGAAGAGTACAGCAAAGGTGTACAATCTCGTATTGCGAAACTAACTCGTAAAATGAGAGAAGCAGAAAGAAGGGAACAAGCTGCTGTTGAATATGCACGAGCTGTAGAAGATAAAAGATTAGCATTAGAAAAAAGATTTCAAAAAACTGATGCTGATTATATTAAAAAATTTGAGTCAACAATTTCATCAGGACTAGAAGCTGCGCAAAAAGAATTATCGGCAGCCATAGAATCTGGTAATGCAGAAGCTCAAGTTCAAGCCAACAAAAGAATTGCACAACTCGCGTTTGAGAATGCAAAACTAGAGGCGGCCAAAGAAGGTAGAGAAGTAAAATTACAGGAAGAGAAACCTGTTAATCTTTCTCAAGGCGGTCAAGCAAGTCAGCCAAGTATGGATGATTCTATCAATCAAGATCCAAAAGCTGAGGCATGGGCATCAAAAAACTCATGGTTTGGTAGGGATAGAGCAATGACTTATACTGCTTTTGAGATACATAAGGACTTAACCGAACGAGAAGGTTATGATCCTAACTCAGACGAGTATTATGCTGAAGTTGATAAACGTATTAGAGTTGACTTTCCGCATAAATTTGATACAACTAAAGAAAAGCAATCGACCACCCCCGTTCAGACGGTGGCTTCAGCTAATAGAAGCGTAAAACCTGGTCGCAAAACTGTGAGACTCACATCATCACAGGTAGCAATCGCTAAAAAATTAGGTGTGCCACTCGAAGAGTACGCAAAACAACTAAAAAACACGGAAGGAGCGTAACATGAAAAAAGACGAAAAAAATACTTCTCGTGCGAGCCAAACACGGTCAAAGTCTGAAAGACCTAAAGTGTGGGTTCCACCATCTTCTCTAGATGCACCCCCTGCACCTGATGGATTCAGGTATAGATGGATAAGAGCAGAAAGCGTTGGCTTTCAAGATACGAAAAACGTAACCGGAAGAATTAGAGAAGGTTATGAATTAGTTCGTGCCGAAGAAGTCGAGAATGCATCTGATTATCCTGTTCTCGAAGACGGGAAATACAAGGGAGTGATTGGGGTCGGTGGCCTTCTACTTGCGAAGGTACCTGAAGAGATCGCGAAGCAACGTCAAGACTATATGACATCACGTCATGCAGAAAAAAACGAAGCAGTTGACAACGATCTTATGCGGGAGCAAGACCAGAGGATGCCAATCAATATTGAAAGGCAGTCTCGTGTAACCTTCGGTGGTACGAAAAAGTAATTTTAAATATCACTGAATTTTAATAAAACCGTACTGGAGGCCGTTTAACGACGGCAGGTACATAAGGAGAAACAACTATGGCAAATAGAAACACTCAAGGTTTTGGTTTGGTTGCTGCAGGAACGCTAGGACAAACTCCGGCGACTTCTGGAACAGGTAAATACAAAATCGATGCGGGTTATGCTACTACTATATTTCATGGTGGTGCAGTTGCTTCTAGTGCTGGTTACATTATCGATGGTCAAACGACTGATGCGCCTATTTTAGGTGTATTAAACGGAATATTCTACAACGCGGCTACAACTTTAAAACCGACGTTTTCGAATCATTACGTTCAGGTAACACCGGCGAACTCAGAAGATATCGATGCATTTGTATTCGATAACCCTCAACAACAATATGTAGTGGCAACAGATGATTCTGTGGCACAATCTGGATATTTGGAAACGTATGACATGAATACTTCTGCTGGTAGTACAACTACTGGTCAGTCTTCAGCTACTCTAGATATCGGTGACACATCAGCTGACGCTGCTTCTTTCAGATTATTAAGATCTGCAGAGGATCCTGAAAACGATGAAAATGCGGCTTTCAGATCAGTTGTAGTTTGTATCAATCTGATTGAGTTACAATCGTAATAGGAGAATAGGAGATAAATTATGGCTATATCACGATCACAACTAGTTAAAGAACTAGAGCCAGGATTGAATGCACTATTCGGCCTGGAATACAAAAGGTATGAAAATCAGCACGCTGAGATTTATACTGCAGAAAACAGTGACAGAGCTTTTGAAGAAGAAGTTATGTTATCTGGTTTTGCAAACGCACAAGTAAAAGCAGAAGGTCAAGGTGTATCATTTGATGAAGCACAAGAGACTTTCACAGCTCGTTACACTCACGAGACAGTAGCTTTAGCATTCGCGATTACTGAAGAAGCAATCGAGGATAATTTGTATGACAGACTTGCGTCTAGATATACAAAAGCTTTAGCGAGATCTATGAGCAATGCTAAACAAGTAAAAGCAGTTGAGCCTTTAATAAATGGTTTGCCTTCAACGGCTACATTTAAATCAGGTGATACTAAGGCGTTGTTCACAACAGATCACCCTACAGTAGCAGGTACTTTTTCAAATACTCTGACTACTCAGGCTGACCTTAACGAAACATCATTAGAGCAGTCAATGATTGACATTGCTAAAATGACTGACGAGAGAGGTCTAAGAGTTGCAGCAAGAGGAGTAAAAATGATTATTCCTTCTGAGCTTCAGTTTACAGCTGAGAGATTGATGAAATCTCAAGGTAGAACTGGAACAGCTGATAATGATATCAATGCAATCGTTTCAATGGGAATGGTTCCTCAAGGATACAGAGTGAACAATTACCTAACTGATACAGATGCGTTCTACATCATTACAGACGTACCAAATGGTATGAAAATGTTCAACAGAGCTCCATTAACAACTGCAATGGAAGGTGATTTCGATACTGGAAACGTTAGATACAAAGCTAGAGAAAGATACTCGTTCGGAGTATCAGACCCTAGAGGTATCTTCGGCGTAGAAGGTGCGTAATAACTAAATTTATGGGGCCGCCTTAAAACGGCCCCATTTATCAAACAAAATCGGTGAGAATATGAAAAAATTTAGAGTCCAAATATACGCTTATCAATTACACGCTGACTTTACCATTGAGTCTTTGGACGGCCCATTAGACATAGAAAATGCTATCATTGACAAGTTAGGAAAAAATGATATAAAATGGGAGACTCTTGGAGAAATGCATGATCCAAGAGTAAAACGAATAACCTATGAGGAGGTTATAAATGGAGATGCCACAACAACATCTACAGGACCTGTACACGAAGAAGAAGGGTCTGGATCTAGAATGGGAGCAGGAGCATCTTAAACAGGGTAAATATACTCTGGATATGGTTAAGATTGACAGAAAAGTCAGAGAAGTAATTAGCCAGATTAAACTTGCAGAAGCTGCAAAAGCACATCTGCAAAATAAGATCGAAGACGCTGCACCCGAAGTTTCTGTAGCTACTTAGTAAAAAGCTACATCGTTGAATAAATTCAATTCACATTACAGGCTACCTTGCGCTCTACTAAAATGTAGTGTATAGTTTTATTACTATACATTTATTATTTAGAATACAGACGCGTATAGTCGACGGCCTAGAGACTGTATTCGGAAAACTAGGAGGATATAAACATGGCAACAACTACATTTTCAGGACCAGTAAAATCTCAAAGAGGATTTGTTACTGCGGGACCTGATTCAATTGTCAATATCACGTCAGAGACTACTTTAACTTTTGCTTCTCACGCAGGAAAAGTTATAAAAGTAAATGATGCAGATGGGGCAATAACACTTCCAACAATTAAAGCAGATAGCAAAGGTGCATCAGCTGGAGACAATGACCCTAATGTGAACAATCACTTAGGTGCAGTTTACAAATTTTTTGTAGGCACAGATTCAACTGACTGCGATATTAAAACAGACGGAACTGACAAATTTGTTGGTCACGCAACTGTTGTAAACGTAGCAGATGGAACTAACAACACATTTGTTCCAGGATCATCAAACGATGTTATTAGCATGAACGGTGGAACTACAGGTGGAGACAAAGGTAGTACAGTTACTATCACTGCACTTGAAGACAATGTATATTTAGTAGAAGCTGTGTTGATCGGTACAGGTACTGAAGCAACACCTTTTGCAGATAGTTAATAGATAAACTCGGAGCGCCTGGTAATGCAGGCGCTCTTTAAAAGGAGGACAACACATGGCAGACACAGTATTAAATACAACTGTATTTGACGGAGCAAAAAAACTAATCACTCACTACAATGTAGTTTCTGATTCTACTGGAGGCACAACTAAAATAGTTGATGTTTCTGGATTAAATTCAAACAATGGTAAAACTTGCAAAACTGTAAGATTAAACAAAGTTAGATTTAATGTTTCTGTAACAGCACCAGCTGATGCAATTAGAATGCAATGGGATGCTGACACCGATGTAGTATTTCAAACATTAGCAGGTGAAATGGAATTTGATTATAGTGACTTTGGTGGACTAAAAAACACTGAAGCAACAGGTTTTACTGGAGATGTAAA